ATTCCCGACACAAACAGTCGGATATGCACCGCCGGCAGCACCAGCAAGCCCACTAGCCACAGCACTCGGTGTGGGTACAGGTATTGCTAGTATCGGTTCTAAATTAGGAATCTTTGGATCATAATGAGCAGAATATTAAGACGACCAATGTTTAGAGGTGGCTCGGTCGATAGCCGTGGAACGGGGATTACATCTGGATTAGCAGATGGTGGTAGAGTTGGTTATCAAAGTGCGGGTTTAGTTGATTTAGGTGGTAGAAGGCCTGTTCCAACTACAAGTAGTGTAAGTTTTGGAAGAACTTATAATCGACCAATAGGACCACCAACAGGTGGACTATCAGGCGGTAATATTTTTACTAGAGCTTTAGCTAAAGCTAGAAACATCCCAGTTGTGGGAAGATTTGCTGTTCCTATTTTTGGAGGTGCTGCGGGTGCTTATGGAACTGCTGCTGGTGCAGGTTATGGTTTAGGTGCATTAGCAGATTTTTATGCAAAATCTACATACACACCTGAAGGATATAAAAGATTAAAAGAAGTAAGTTCAATACCTTTTTCTATGGATGAAACAAATATAGATGTAGGTGAAGATTTAGATTACATAGCAGAAGGTAATAAAATAGGCGAGGCACCTGGTTTCTTCCCTAGAGGTGGTAAAAAGAAATTTTTTGAAGATAAAGGTTTAGATCCTGAAACAGGTTTACCAAAAGAAGTAGATGATTTTGAAGTAAGTGGTGAGGCTGCAAAAGTTGAACCAGGTAAAACAGCTGTGGATGCTATATTTTCTGGTGGAGAAAAAAGAGCCACTGCTAGAAAACAAGCAGAAAATATATTAAGTGATGATACTATTTTAAAAGATCAAAATACAGCTAATGAAGAATTAACACTAGAAGAAATTAAAGATACACTTGGATATAAAAAAGCATTTAGAAGAGATCTAGGAGATACTCTTGGAAGAGCTTCTGCTGCATTTTTGGGAGCACCAAGTGTTAAAGAAGGACTTGCTGATTTTATGAGAGCTGAATCACAAACAGGTCCAGGTAGAGCAGAAAAAATAGAAACAGCTGCAGCTACATTTATGCTTAAAGATAAAGCTCAAACTAAAAGAGATAAGGCTAATATAGAATTAATGAAATCAAAAATTGATTATCAAATAAAAGCTGGTGAAAATATAAATTTACCTAAATCTTTATTAGCAGCAAACAAAAGTGGTTTATTAAATAACAAAGAATTAGCAGTAGGAATACAAGGAGCAACATCTCCAACTACAGGTAAAAACTATAATTTTAAAGGTGTAGTTACTAAAGATGAATTTGCTGGTAAATTAGCAGATGCAGAAGTAGGAGATACTTTTGTTGTTACAGCAAAAGTAAAAGGTGGCGATGGTATAGAAAAAATAGTTAAAAGAATTGTAGAAGTACAATTAGACGATCAAGGTAGAAAAACACCCGTAGGTATTTATAACATATAGGAGAACAAATGTCTGATTACAATTCCCAAGTGGATGCTTTGTTCCCTGATATCGTATCAGAAACAACTAAAGAAACAGAAAAAGATACAGCTAAACTATTTGGTAGAGATGTAGGTGTCAGTAGTTTAGGATCTTTCTTTGCTGGTATTGGTTCTGGTTTTTTTAAAATACCAGAAGGTTTTGTTTCAATAGGTGCAAACTTAATAGATTTAGGTGCTGACACAAACACAGCAGAAAAAGTAGAAAAATTTTTTGCAACAATAAACCCATTTGATGAATATGCAGAAGCAACAACCGCTGGTAAGATTAGTGAAATTTTAACTAATATTGCTATACCTGCTGGTGTCGCTGCAAGAATAGCAAGCACTGCAACTAAAAGTGCGATAGCAGGAAAAAAAGCAGGCAACTATTTTAAATTATTAGATGACGATGGTCTTCCAATTATGGAAGGAATTAAAAAAGGACAACAGTTTGCTAAGTTAAATAGGAAAGGACAAGCTCTTCAATTAGGCGCTGGTGCTGTGGGAGCTGGAGTAGGTGAAGCAATTTTTGTTTCTGACCCAGACAAGGTAGGGACGTTTGGTGATTTGTTTGATGTAGGTCCCACTAAATTAGAAAGAGGTGATGACTATGATCCAGAGAGAGAATTATATAATAGATTAAAACTTGGAATAGAAGGGGCCGCATTTACAGGTATATTAAGTTTGGCTGGTTCTGGTGTTAAACAATTAGCAGATTCTACAAAAGCAGGACGTGTTGCACAAACAAAAATAGGTAGAGCTTTAGACTATGTATCTCAAAGATTAAGACCACGTAGTGGTAAAAATCCTGAATACTTTGAAAAAGAAATGGCATTCAAAGGATTAGGTGCTGGTGATTTAAATAAGTCTCAAAATCTTGCTTTTAGATTGGACGATCAAATAGATTCTATTATACCTTTTTTAGATAGAGCTAATATATTTTCTGGTAAGGCTGCTGCATCTCAAACAGCAATTGCAGAGCAATTAAATAAAACTTTATTATCTGGATTAGATAGTATTGATGATGCCGCCTTTGGTAAAACAATTGCAAGAAATCCAAAAACAGGTGAGCCTCTTATTGATAAACAAAGTTTTAAAGAATTAAAAGCAAAAGCGTTATCAAAAGGTTTATCTGAAGAAGAAGCGATTAAAGAAGCTACTAAGAATGCTAAAAAAGAAGAAACATTACAAGTTATTCTTCCTAAAATTAGTGCAGAAGAAGCGACTAAATCAATTAACTTAATTAATAAAGAAGCAAAAAAATTTGGTAAAAGTTTAACTAAAGCAGAACAACAAGGTTTTATAGATACCCTGGAAGAAATGAGACAAGGTTGGGGTGATTTATTATCTATTGAAGGTCGATCTTTAGATATGACTAAACCTTTACAGGGTAAATCTGTATTTGAAAAATGGAAAGAATTATTACCTAAAACATTAAAAGATAGATTAGATGTAGGTTATAAGGTATTTCAAAATAATCCTATAAGTGCGCTCGACAATGTTAAACCTGCTAAACAATTAATAATTGATGCAGAAAAAAATATAAAAAATATTGCTAGTAATTTACCTACACCTGTTAAATTAACAAATACAGAAGCTAAAAAAATTGTAGCAGATATTTATGAGTCAGCTTTTATTGATAAAAAATTACCTTTAACAAACAAAGGTAGTGTATTATTTAAAATTCCAGATTATTTTGTAGATAAATCATTTGCTCAAAGAGCAGCTAAATTTCCAAAAAAACAATTAATACAACTTACTCCTGAAACACAAGATTTAGCAAAAACACTTTTAGGTAAAGATAAAAGTGCAATGTCTACAATTTTAAATGGTACTAATATGTTATCCACTGTTATTAGAAGAGATGATTTTTATAGAACTTTAAGAAGAACTTCTGAAGATATAGCGGTTGCAAGATCGGCTAGAATAAAAGAATTAATTGACCAAGGATTTAGCGCAGAAGAAGCTTCTCGAAGAGCGCCTATTCAAACTTTTTTTAATACTGAAGAAGAATTAATAAAAGCTACTGGTGCGCGGACAGGGGATTATAGAAGAATTGGAACTATATCTCAAAGAGGTGAAGAAGGATTAGAACAAATAAATCCTTTAACAGACAGGTCAAAACAAAGATCTTTATTAGAAGGGGAGTTAGATCCTAAAACAGGTGAATCTATTTGGGCACAAAAACAAAATAGAGTTTTACGTAAACCTGGTGTTCCTGAATTACTTAATCAATTTGATGCAGGTATAAATGTTAAACCAGGAGAGACAGTAAGTTCTTTTTTAAAAAGAATGCAAAGAGATGAAGTGCTTGAGGATGTTGCTAGTATTAATCCATTAACAGGATTGTGGACATTAATAGGCAATGCTGATGCTTTATATAATGTAAATAAAAATATAATAGGTCCTAAAAGTGGATTTGCTGGACGATTGTATGCAAACTTAGTTTTATATCCTAAAGCTACTTCACAAATGGCAAAAACAATTTTATCTCCTTTTACACATATGCGTAACTTTTTAAGTGCAGGAGCTTTTGCAACAGCTAATGGTCTTATACCTTTTATAGGACCGGGTGAGGGAGCAGCAAGAAAAGCATTAAGAGCTTTACAATTAGGACCAAGAACTAAAGAAGGAAATGCTATCTATCAAGAATTATTACAACGAGGTGTAGTAAACTCTCAAGTTCAGTTAGCAGATTTACAAGCGTTATTAAAAGATGTTAACTTTGGTTCTTACTTAGGATCTATAAAAGCATTTGATAAATTAGCAAAAGGTTTATCTAGAGTTAAAAGATTTGCTCAAGATGCATACACAGCTGAGGACGATTTTTGGAAAATATTTTCATATTTTAAAGAACAAGATAGATTGTTTCAAGCATATAAAAAAGCAGGTATTGCAGAAGGTAGTAACTTTGTAAATCTTGCAGGTCAAACAGTAAAATTTAATAGAGAAGCTGTAGCTGATGAGGCAGCAAGAATAGTAAGAAATAATATTCCAAACTATGCTTATGTATCTGATTTTGTAAAAGGTTTAAGACAATATCCAGTAGGAAATTTTGTATCGTTTCCTGCAGAAATAATGAGAACAGGTACAAACATTGTTCAAAGAGGTATAGATGAATACTTTTATTCTGTAACTTTACCAAATAAAAAAGTTGTATATCCATTAAGAACAATTGGTCTTACTAGGTTGTTAGGTATGGGAGTAACAACAGCTGCAGTTCCTTATGCTGCGGTATCTGCAGGCCAAGCTTTATACGATGTAAGTAAAGATGAATTAGAAGCTATTAGAAGATACGTTCCTAAATGGTCTAAAAACTCTACGTTAATACCTTTAAAAGGTGAGGATGGTAAATTTAAATATGTAGATTTTTCTCATATGAACGCTTACGATACTTTAACTAGACCTATTCAAACAGTTATTAATAGAGTCCAAGCAGGTGAACAAGACAAAGATGGAATTATGGATGATTTTGTTTTAGGTTTATTTGAATCAACAAAGGAATTAGCAGCACCATTTATCACAGAATCTATTTGGACAGAAGCGCTTGCAGATTTATATATAAGAGGTGGTGAAACAAGAGATGGTTTTAGAGTTTACAATGAAAACGACAGTACAGGTAATCAAATCTATAATAGTTTAGCTCATCTAATCAAATCACAAGCTCCTCTTAACTATCAACAATTAAAAAGAATTGGATTATCAATAAAACCAGATGATGACTTAGGTAGATTTGATGCGCGTGGTAGAGAATATGAATTTGGAAATGAATTAGCTGGTATTATCGGTGCTAGAGCTGTGGAGATAGATCCAGCAAATTCTATTAAATATAAAGTTGCAGACTACGCAAGAGGAACCAGAAACTCAAAAGCTTTATTTACTAGAACAATGTTAAAAGGTGGACCTGTAACACCAGAAGAAATATTTGATGCTTATATTAATGCTAATAGAGCTTTATACAAAGTACAAAAAACTATGTCTGATGATATTAAAGCAGCTCAAACTTTAGGTTTATCTGAAGATCAACTATATACAGAAGTAGCAGACAGAATTGGTGGTCCTAACTTTGGATATTTATCTGAAGGTGTATTTAGACCTATGAAAATAAGTCAAGGAAGTTTATTAGGATTTCAAGAGATAGCTGATGAGTTAGGTATAGTAAACCCTATTGAATATGTGATAGATACAATAGAAGAATTAAGAGCTTCTTTAAGTGAATATTCATTATCTAATGAAAGCATACCAAATATAAGAAATCCTTTTAAAAATTTACCTAAACCAGATCTCGGCCCTGTTGGTCAATTACCACCAGTGGTGTCAGGAGCTAATCCAAATGTGGTTGCAGCCAATGCTAGATATGGTAGTGTACCTTTTACAGCTTTACCCGAAGATCAAAAGGAAGAGGCTATAAATAGATTATTTGATTAATTATGGCAATAGAACCTAAAACAACCAGAGAACACATTTTATCTTTGTATGGACACATATCAGGTGTCAAGAAAAATCTAAAACACGTACACGAAGATGTAGAAAATTTGGGAGGCAAGATA